TGCTGATGCAGCGCATGCTCTTCTGGGACGCCCAGAAAATCTTCCCCGAGGCGGAGATCCACTTCGCTTGCCATGGCCCCTACTGCGACGCCGTGATGGACCACCCTTGCGTCAAGCGGGTTCTGCCATCCTCGGAGGTAAATCTAGAAGACTACATGATGCACTGGAGGACCTGCGTCGTTCCGGCCAACAAGTACGAGGACCATTACGGAATTGATTGTCGGCTGCACAGGAGCGACATATGGGGTCTCTACTGCGGTTATAAGATCACAAACCATGACATGCACTTCAGGCTCGACCCGACGCTCTTGGCTCGCTGCAGGGAGTGGATGCAGTCGCAAAAGAAGTTCTCGGAAGCGCCCTCCGTGCTGCTTGCCCCGATATCGGCAGTAAAGACAAAGTCCATGACTGCAGAGCAGATCATGGCCGTAGTAGACGCAACAGAGGGGATGAACCTGTTCGGATGCCACAAGCGGGAGCTTAAGATTCTGTCAGAGATCGGGTTGCCTGGCGTCTACGACAGGTCGATCCTAGAGTGGATGCACTTCGTGGCGGCAAGCGACTACGTTGTCTCGGTGGACTCGGCAGCATTCCATATGGCTGGCGGGCTCCGCAAGCCCATGGTTGGCATCTTCACTTTCGCAAACGGAAAGACCTACGGCAAGTACTTCGACTTCGTACTGCTTCAGAAGCATAGGGACGACGGAAGCTGGGATTGCGGGCCATGCTACAACTACAAGGCTTGCCCGAAGGAGCCTGGCGAGATAAAGCCATGCCTTACTGAGATTTCCCCAGCAATGATCAGGCGCGCCGTGGGGCAAATGCTCGAAAGGTGGCCCGTGCAAGGCCGCAGGATTGCACTGACCAGCTCCTGAAGTTTTCGTTGACTCCATTAAAAACCATATCGCTGATTTATAATTACCCCTAACTCAATTATGTCTGAACAGGGGTCTACTTTGGCGCAGCTCTTAAGAACAAGCCCGGTGAAGGTCGTAAGCAGCGAGGGCGAGGTGCAGGTCACCATAACCCTAGAGCTTAACATCAACCTCAACTCCGAAGGAATCACGGTGGGCGCAAGGCCCTCCGTTGAGGCATCTCCAGAGGAGGCCCTGGTTGCAAAGAAAGAAGACAAAACCCTTTGGGAGATTCCGGACTTCGTCACGATCCCGAAGGTCAACTTTGGCAAGAAAGAATAAGGAGGAAGGATGATGGGATTCGATTGCGGAACCTACAACCTTGTGTCATGCCACAGGGACAAAGAGGGCGACTTTGTCTACAAGAGGGAGGTCAACGCGTTTCTAGAGCTCCCTCTGGAGAACAGGTTCGTCTTCGACATGATGAAGAGGGCTGGCGTGCCACTCATCGAGCGCGACAACGTCGCCTATGCACTCGGCGAGGCTGCCGTAAACATGACCTACACTATGAGTTCCCTTGAGCTAAAGAGGCCGATGATCCACGGCTGCTTGAACCCTAAGGAGAAGGACGCCTTCCAGATCATGAGCATCATGATTCACAGCCTCGTTGACGGCGTGAAGAAGGACGGCGATCTGCTGTACTACTGCGTACCCTCTAATGCAATCAATGTCGAAACGGACGCAGAATATCACCAGCGCATCCTAGACGCAATATTCAAGGCATACCGTGATGAAACAGGATATAGAGTAGACGCCCACCCCATCAACGAGGCGCTTGCGTTGGTCTATGCGGAGCTTGCGAAGAAAGCCTACACAGGGATCGCAATGTCCTTCGGCGGCGGCATGATCAACGTCTGCTACGCTATGTACGGCAACCCCGTTTTCAAGTTCGCCATAGTCAACTCCGGCGACTGGATCGACCGGCAGGCAGCCAAGGCGACCGGCGAGAGCGTCAGCTTCATCAACAAGGAGAAGAACAAGATCGACCTCACACAGAACCCCACAAGCCTCGTGGAGCGAGCCATTCACACACAGTACAGGCTGATGATCGAGCACACCGTGGCCGGTCTAAAGAAGGGCTTCACCGACGTAACCAAGACGGTCCGCACCGACGCACCCGTCGACGTCGTTATAGCAGGTGGCACAAGCTCGCCGAACGGCTTCGCCAACGTGTTCAGGGAGGTCCTCGAGCAGACTTCTCTGCCGATCAAGATCGGCGAAATCATCAAGCCTGCCGACCCGCTGTACAGCGTGGCGCGTGGTTGCCTCATAGCCGCCGAAGCGGCAGCGAAGTGAGGCAAAAACAATGCGAAACCAAAAAAGCGTAAGCGACCTCGGCGCTGCCGCCTACATCCTCATGCACGAGCTCAAGGTGATCGGCCGCAAGGGCAAGGACATCTACTTCCTCCTTGACGACAGGACCTCCATATCGCAGTTCGACCAGTTGACCCTCGACTACCTTAGCAGCGAGTTCCACAGGTTCGACGCCTGCATCATGTCGCTCAAGAAGATCGGGGAATACCAGTTCGACCCTAGGGGATACAGGTTCGTCACTGACCTAGGCGCTGCCGCCTACATCCTCATGCACAAGTACAGGGTCGTTGGTAGGAGAGGCAAGGCGATCTACTTTGAGGTCGACGACGCGTCCTTCGACAAGTTCGACGAGGTGGCTCTGGAGTACATCTCCAGCGACTTCCACCGTTTCGACTCGTGCCTGATGTCCCTCAAAAAGATAGGCGAGTACATGAGCGAACAATGTTGAATTCCGTCTATATACACTCAAGGAGAGTGTATGTTGGGATTTAAACAGTACAAAATCAGCCTTAAAGAGCAGGAAAAGCCAGCGACCTCCGCCCCCGCCCCCAAACAAATGGGGGCCGAGGGACAGAAGCTTGCCTCCGAGATCGACAAGGTCATAGACCAGTGGGTTGCCGACCTGAAGAAGGATCTGCTGTCAGGCTCGCTGTCTTCGCCCAAGATGGGACTCTGGGACAGGCTCAAGGGCTCACTCAGCAACCTATGGTACGGGCGAAGGAACACAGACAACCCCCAGTACTACAGGAACCAGTTCGGCGATCTAGGCCGGATGGAGTCCAACTCGAACGGCCTCCCTCTCTCTGAATACAAGAGCCTTCGCAAGACGGTGGAGAACGCAGAAGCGTCTATCGTGGAGGCGACGGGCGACAATGCAGAGAGGCTGAAGTTATTCCAGATAATCAACCAGAAGGCCATGCAACTCAAGCAGTCGCTGCGCAACGCGATAACCGCATCGATGCCCCAAAAGTACGAGATGCCGCCGCTTTCGTCTTTCCAGGCCAAGCCAGCCGACGCCGTCGCAAGCGTTAGGTCTGCCGCCGAAAAGCCTGCGGAAAAAAAAGCCGAAGAGCCTAAAAACCAGCCTGCGCCCGTCGACGTACAGAAGGCCCCGACCGAGAACATTCCTTGGGAAAGGCTGAGCCGAGCCGACAAGGAGCGGTGGAACGACTTCGGAGGCGGCTCCAGCCCCACATCGGGCAAGTTCAAGCTCTTCCCACTGCCCCTCATATTGAGGCTCGGCGACCCGAGACAAGAGATACTCTACCCAGACTTGCGCAAGAAGCTGGAGGACGCCAAGAGGATAGAGAGCTCGGAGAAACCGATTACCAGCAAGGACGAGCTCGATAAGGCTATAGCCGACTCATCTAGGGCCTCCCTCTCTACTGCAGAGAGGTCTTCGCGTGGGGAAGAGAAAGTAGAATCGCCGCCTCCTCAAGCAAGCCCAGCAAGCAGAGAGAGGCGCGATCCGGAGGGCGAAAGGCCCGATACTTCAGCGAAACGGGTCGACAATTTCGACAACCCCGATGCGGGTGGCAGCCGCTTTGACAGCAATGAGTTCGATTATGGTGACACTGCTAAGGAAAAGTCGGATCTCCGCAGCCTTATTACCGCATTCCCAAGCGACGAAGAGAGGAAATCGCTCCTGAAATTGGTTGAGAAACCTATGAGCAAGGACAAGGCTCTTCGGGCCCTGACCCAGATCAAGAATCTTCTTCAGTCGCAAGTAGAGGCGCTGGATGCTTCGGGAGAGGACGAGTCCCACATCAAGGATTTGATTGGCCAAGCCAAGACAGTCCAGGACTTCTTGGGCGTTCTCAGCGCTCTGGAATCCCTTGAGAACACCAGCTCCTGACATTTCGCAAGATTCCTTGAAAACTTGGCCATACCAAGAATATATACTTTAGTCTTTTTTCTAATCAAGGAGAAACAAATGGGTGCAACCACAACTCAAGGTACTGGAATCGGTTCCGCTGTAAACGACCTCCCCCAAATCATCAACGGTGTCGTAAAGTCCGCCAACGTCGGCGTGAACGCCGTTTCTGCCACCGGCCTGAACGTGACTCCCGTTCACGTCACCGCCTCCACCCTCGCAGTCACCGAGGCCAACCATGCCGGCAAGGTGGTGGTTCTGGATCGTGCGGCAGGAATCACTGCCACCCTGCCTAGGGCCATTGGATCCGGCCAAACTTTCAAGTTCTTCGTGCTGACCACCGTGACATCAAATACCACCGTAATCAAGGTCGGGAACACCACCGATGTTATGCAGGGTCTGGCTTTGGCCGCTGCCGACGGCGGCAACAGCGTCAATGGCTGGGAAACTTCATCCACCTCCGACACCATCACGCTTGACGGCACCACGACCGGCGGTTTGAGGGGCGACGTAATCACCCTCGTAGACGTTCATCCTGGCGTCTTTGCCGTCACCGCCCTCTTGGCACAGACCGGTACTGAAGCGACTCCGTTCAGCGCAACAGTCTAATCAATCTTTTAGACCGAAAGGCCAAGGCGACTATTTCGCCTTGGCCTTTTTCATTTGATCGCCTGTTTAGCGAGCTGGGCCATCATCGCAGGGTCAACGAAAGATGATTTCTGCGGTTTAACCTGGGCGACGACCGGGGACTTTTCCCTAGAATTTTTAATCTCATCGACTACCTGCTTGTAGTTAGGGTCGTCTTCGGAGATGACTTGCTCCTCTAGGATCGCAACCACCTGAGATGAGACATAGAAGTTTCTCATGTTTGTCAGGTGGTGCCTGAGCATCACGCCGTCCTCGTCGATGCTCTCTACTATGCCGGTGAAAAAGTCTGCCATCTGGACGTCCGTGAAGTTCGTCTTGTTCACGGACACAGTCAGAATGGTGCAGACCTTACCGATGAAACACTCTTGCAGTTTCTTCAGGGTCGTGATTTTCATTTTTTCCTCACTAGCACATTTTTGATTCTGTGTATTTTGGTGTAGGAGCTCAAAAGGGAGTTCCGGAAGTCGTCGCTATTCACGGGGTGGGCCGAGGTTAGCATCTCTTCGGTGCCACCCTGCAGCATTTTCCTCATGAGCCTCGCCTTATGTATCTGGCCCGGGAAGTGAATGAGGAAGTCTCCCTCC